AATAAATGAAAGCATTACTGCCGTCTTTATGCTTCTCTTGATAGTCCTTCAACGTATTCAACGCTAATGGTGTGAACGATACTGGAATACTGCTGTGTTCTATGACAGACTGACAAAACGTGTGATAGGCAATTGGTTCTACCTTACCATCAAACCCTACATAAATATGTAACATTATTTTTTCTTAGTGTTCATCTCACTACGAACAATATCACGAATCATCTTATCCATAGCTGCTTCTTTGAGCTTTTTCTTTTTCATGTCGATAGCTTCTTCTTGCTTCTCTAGCTTATCGTATGCTTTAGACTTCATCATAATTACTTACCTTTTTTCTTAGCTTTGCCAGCTTTAGATAAGGCAATTGCTACAGCTTGAGCTTGAGGCTTACCTGCTGCCATCTCAGTCTTAATGTTCTTGCTGATAACCTTTTGGCTTTTACCTGGCTTTAATGGCATATATATCCTTAAACGAAAAAAAAGACCCACCTAAGTGAGTCTGAACGGAGATAGGTAAATACGATTTTTAGACGCAACTTTCCTACTTGGTTCGTATAATATCAAAATATCTCTTGACTTGCAATACCTTTTGTGTTACAATTTTACTTATTTGTCAACAATAGGATATAAAATGCCTTTTAAATCAAAGATAAACTGGGAATTAGAAAAGCAAAATATTTTATTTATGGGTGAAAAACATCGCACATATCAAGAAATAGCAAATCACTATGGAGTTTCTAAGCAAAGAATTAAACAGGTATGTGACAAATTAAATATACATCCTACGCTTATAGGCAAGAAATCTTTAAAAGGCTCAAGAGAAGCTGAGTATCGTAAAAAATGGGGCAATAAAAATGGAACTGCTATCTATGACCAGCAACGTGAAAAATATAGATTAAAGAAAGCTAACGCTACTAGAGCAGGAGTTGAGTTTAATATTAACTTTGGTGATATTGTATGGAATACTCATTGCCCAATGCTAGGAATAGAACTTGATTATTTTGCTAGTGGTAGAAAAGAAAATATGCCTACTTTTGACAGAATAGACTCTTTAAAAGGCTATGTGCATGGAAACGTACAGATTATTAGCATGAGAGCCAATCGTATTAAGAATGACTCTACTGTAGAAGAGTTGTGTAAGATTGCTGATTATATGAGAAACTTAATATAAATGTTTTTCAGTTAGTTTTACTTGTAAGTTATCTAAAGCTAAATCATAGTTTAGTTCTAACTGTGTATCTGTCATTTTAGCCTTTTGTCCTAAATATACAAAGTAAATAGCATCTTTTTGTAGTTTAGGTAGGTCGTCTATCACTTGGTCTACTGTACGTGCAGAGTTAATATCTATTTCATCGTGCATATCATCAAAAGATGTGACTCCTGATGACAAAAATCCTGCTGCTTTGCTTGGATAGCCTAGCTTTGTAGTGTTACCTTTCATGTAATCACGCCATATATCTAGGTAGTAAAGAACCTTACCACTATCCATTAAAAACCTCCCTGTAATGCTCTATAATGGCATCTATATCATCATTCTCGACTATTACAGCTTTAATCATACCACCTTTTACTACTTCCTTGCGTACCATCCAAATAAAGTCAATCTGACTATCATCTTCAAATACACCAGCAGCCATGAGCGCATCAGTTGTTTGCTTCTCATAGTTACCTAAATCTCTACGTCTTTTGTCAGGTGGGTATACTGCGTAAAATATAGCTAGTCTAGGTGTTCCATGTATCTTAGCTTTTGCGTCTACAACAATATCTTGTACTTGCTGACGAAAGTCTTTAGTCTTTTTGCTTAAAAATTTGCGTCCAGAGCCATAATGATGACTGTGATTTGCGGATGTTGCAAATGGCAATGTAAGTTTAATCATTTAACCACCAGCATATCATTCTCAATCATGTATCTGATTGTTAGTCTATGGGCTAGTTCCCATATCTCTCTACGTTCTTCTTTAGTTAAGTCTTTACCATTATCTAACTGTGTATGGCATGAGTGACACATAGAAGCCACCATAGCATCACTAGCCTTAATGCCTGTACCTTTACCATCACGTTGTTGGTTAGAGTGTGCAGCGCATACAGTACCATCTACACGACCACATACTTGACATGGTAGTTCACGACATAGTTCTAATAATTTCTTGTTACGGTAATTAGGCATATTAATCCTGTAAGTAAACACCACGTTCAGCACAGAACTTTTCTACTTCATTCATAAAAGTATTAAGTTCTTCTACACTTAATTCAGCAGTAGATTTTAACGCATAGATAATGCCATTAGCACCTTCATACTCATTATAACCTAGCCATCTATCCTTGCACATTACCTTCCACCATTGGTGAGGATGATATAGTCCGTCTTTACCTTTAAAGTTTTCAGCCATGAGCATAAATAACTTATGCAAGCGCGAGTTCTGTGGCAAGCTGCGTTTAGGCGTATGACCGCAATGAATACATTTATTTTGCACGTTTCTTTTCCATTGGTTTACTTACATGAGGCGTTACAGCTCTATATCCTTTGTCTTCAAACTTATCTGACCATCCTTTGCTTTTGTACACTTCACCGTCTTTAACAGCTTTAAACTCAGCATTAGGACTCCATTCTTTAATAGCTTTTACAAAGTCGTTAATGGTCATGTGTTTCTTTCCTAAATAGTGCATCCAATATGCAATTCACGTTTTGCAGTTAAATATGCTTCGTGTGCAAGTTGTGCAGTTTTATAAAGACCAAGATATATAACTTTACCTTGATGCGTAATTTGAGCTTTCCATGCTTTATTTTGTTTATTCCAACAAGCACCAATTAAACCTGATTTGCTATTTATATGAGCTTTTTTTTGATTTTGCTGATTAACTGTATTGGTTACATCACGCAAATTATCAATTCTATTATCATCAGATATTCCATTAATATGGTCAATCATATATTTTGGCATTTCACCATAAACATAAAGCCAAGCTAAACGATGCAAATAATAAGTTTTTCCATCAATTTTTACATATAAATGTTTATATTTTCCATGAGAACCTGCAATATCTCCAGCTTTTATACTTCCCTTTGATATAAGCCATGTAAAAATCCCAGTAGTAGGTTCATAAAATAATAATTCCTTAAGTTTATCTTGATTCATTTTTAATCCTTAATGCTTGTTCAATAGCACGGGCAAACGCAAATATTTCGTCAAACATTTCACTAGGGAACGGAAAACTATGATCAGCGATATTATGTATATCATCATCCGTTAATCCTTGCCATTGATGAGGGTGGGTGTAGAGTGGTCTCCATTTATCTGTATCGGCATCGGTTTTTTCTTTTATAAAATTATTTGATTCAAGCCATTGAAAAGCCACAGGCTCTTGCGCTGGTTGTTCTAGTGCTTCTTTTGATAACGCATGAATTTCGACATTAGTAATAGTGCATCGTGATACAGGCACATCATTACCACTTGTCATTTTTTCTAGTACTAATTTACCAATCGCCATCTTTAATGCTTCGTCTTTATTCATAGTAACGCTTCTCCGAATTTATCCATCATCTCGTCAAAAGTCAGCTTAGGCTGAATAACCTCAACTGCACCCTCTGCAGGATACGAGAATCGCCTAACCACATTGCCTTCATCGTCTAGCAGTACCCACATCATTGTATGGTTTCCATCATAGTCTTATAGTCCATTATCTGAAAGTACATATCTTCTTCAAAAGAACAGTTACCAAAGAAAGCATCAAACTTATATGAGTTCTCAAACGTCATCAAGCATATAAACTGAGCATCGTCATCTTCACTATCGTACACTTCAACTAATATCATATTATCTTCCTGGGCTAAATGGTGTCATTACAGGTGGTTGACCTGGGCTGACAGGTGGTATGTAAACAGGTGGCGCAACAGGAACTGGAATGTAAACAGGAGGTGCTGGACAATTCCATCCATCTTGATATGAACAAGCCTGTGCGTTAAAAGATAATGCTAACAATGCTAATAATAATTTATTCATTTAATTTTCCTATATTCAACTTTAATTCCTGAAGCATAAAAAGAATCAACTGTCATTCTTCTTTCTACATATTCAAGCCATACAAAATGACATCCTTTAATTTCTGCTGGATGCCAAGCAAACCATTTATGCCACTTTGAAACATCAGGTATATTTATTGTAAATTCCATTAGATGCTCCTATAAAATTCAGGTTCGTTAATGTAAGTGGCTTTATTGTAATCATACAACAACTGTGCAACACCAGGATGATCTGTGCTGTTAAAACGTACCTTCTGTATGTGTACTTGTGTTTCTTGTGGTGCGTTCATTACGTCACGCCAAATGGTCAAGCAATTATCCGCTTTGTTAAAAAAATGAGCACTACCGGCAATGTCGTAGGGGCGAGGCACAGGATAGTTACCATCTTTGTCTTTAGCCATCTTTGTAGGATGTGCTACTAAGAATAGATGACATCTAAACTCACGTGCAGCTCTACGTAGTTCTGTAAGCACACGGCTAATGTATTCTGTTTCTGTTAGTCCTGCTGGTCTGTAATGGTCCATCTCATTCCAAGGGTCAATTACCATAGCTCTAGGCTGTGTAATAGACATATCTAGCCAAGGTAACGCTTCATCAATAATGTTAATTGGTGTAAAGGCTGTTTCTTCAGGCTTTATAAACGCAAAGTTCTTATTCATTCTGTCAATAGAAGCAAGCATCTCATCATGTGACATACGAGATTTACCAAAGAAAGGTTTACCTGCATACTTCTCTATGATTTTCTTAGCGTGCATCTCTAAAGGATGATTCTCTGGGCTAAACATAGCGATACGATAGTTATGATTAATTGCAAGATTAACGCAAAGCGCATCCAACCATTCACTTTTGCCATGACTAGGCATACCTGTGATAACAGTAAACTCGCCATGCTTAACGGTGAAAAAATCATCAATATTTGACCATCCAGTAGTATGTCCACGTGCAACTCCCGTTTCGTAAAGGTTTTCAATATCGTTTATAAGGCTTTTAGGATTAATAATCATTTTTAATCCTTAATGCTTGTTCAATAGCATCTGCAATTCCATAAGGATTATCCCAATCTGAATCTTGCACAATTTCGTGCTGTTCATCATCCGTTAATCCTTGCCATTGATGAGGGTGAGTGTAGAGTGCAATTGGTTCTGAACCTTTAGGCAATTGTTTTTTTGTTTCCGCAATGGCGGTAAAACTACCCATCTTTGACATCCACGCCACAGGTTCTTGTGCTGGCTGTGCTAGGGCTTCGTCAATGGCTTTTAGTGCGCTTATAGCAATACAATTACCATCACTATTACCGTAAGAATCTCCATTCCCAAGCCTTGCTAACTTTTTCAACGCTTCAATTGCCATCTTTAATGCTTCTTGTGTTTGTGTGTTCATTTAATGAACCTCATAACACGCCAGTTACCGTTATTTTCCCATTCAAATTGTTCGTCATCTGCAACACGCTGAACTGATAACTTCATCATCATTTGTGTATTTGCATCAGGTTTTTCACCAAATGTTTCAATATATTTATCTTCAATCTTCTTCAATGCTTCGTCTTTATTCATAACACATCCTCATATTTTGCTAATCTGTTTTTATAATACTCAATATCATTTAGCATCTGTTTTATTTCAGCGTCGCCTACTTCTTGATGTTCCAATGCTTCTTGACACATTGCAATTACTTCTTGTTTACTTTTGCCCCAAGCGCATCGACCTTCCATAACGTCAATCGCCATCTTTAATGCTTCGTCTTTAGTCATATTGATAATCTCACTTCCTTGTTAGTAACCTTTGCCCAGTTATCTTTAATTGCTCTCATAAACGCTGCATCCCAATCTGTGTATTTGTAGTTGTTAGATTGAGCTACCAAAATAAAATTGTCTAAGTGTTTATTTAAATCACGATAACCTTCACGATTAGCCCAACTTATTACACGCTCGCTTACTGAAAAATCTTTAGGTATGGATGTTTTAATCTTTTCTATTCTCTTCTCTTCTATTAATACGGACTTTGTCGGACTTTGTATCGACTTTGTCGGGACATTGTCGGGACATTTCTTAATACTTAATAGCTTTTGAGTGTATTCATCTGTTCTAGTTGCCATTTTTAAGCAACTAATGATTCCATCCGTATTTTCAAAAAGCTCTAATTCAACCATATAGGTCATAATGTGCTGAACTAACTCTGCGCTTAACTTAAAATCATCAGCAATTAATTCTGCATCATGTTCTAATTCAAAAGTTAAATTATGCTTTTCTACATTCCTAGCAATTAACTCTAAACAATACCAATAAATACCATAACCTTGAGCGCCATATTTTAAACGTAGCTTTTTCAACTTAGCATCGTTACTTGCATCTGAATCGTGCTTAAACCATTTCATTATGAGTTCCATTTCTTAATCTAATATTAAATTTTGGTTGAAGCCTTTTAATTAATCTAGCTTCCAGCATGAGCCAATAACCATATTTTTTTGAACATTTAAATTTAACTTCTATTTTAGTATCTTTATCGAACCTTCCCCAATGGGTTACAATTCTTCCAAAAGAAATTCTAAATCTATAAGAATTTAATCTTTTCTTTAAATTTACGGTTGAGCCAATATATACCAATTCATTATCAAAATAAAATGCGTAAACACAGGATACTTCTGGAATTCTAAAACTATCCCTAAAAACATTTAATTTGTTCCATGCCATATTTTTTCCAAAAAAAAAGGCTTCACCTGGACTCTCATCTTTTTACAGATGTTGGTGGAACGGGTCAGTACCCGCCAGAGTCCATGTAAAGCCTTACTGAAATATTGCCACCACGCAATTTAAAATCATTCTACCACAACTAGCTTTCAAAGTCAATATAAATTTTACTTATTAATGTACTTACTATCAATTTAAAAATAATTTAAAAATAAATGTTGACACAAGTTTCAAAGTCGATACAATGAACACATCAACAACAGGAGAGCAACATGGATAACTTAACAATCGTAGTATTAGGTCTTGCAGTATTCATTATAGTTTTATTAGTTGCTGAAGTATTAGCTAAATTTTTTGACTGGAAATAATCATGGCATCTTTAGACACAACAATCAACGGTATTGACTTAACAGTTTACTACACTTGTGACTTTGAACGTGACCCGTACGGCACAGGTGATAGTCCTGATGTGTATAACATTGACATTACAGAGATAGAAGTAGCTGACAGTACAGTTAATATTATGAGTTTGCTACCTGATAGTGTTATTAGTGACATTGAAGATGAGATTCTTGACTTGGAGGCTAACTAATATGTGTCAGGCAATGTATGAATACCAGGTAACTCGTGAGGAGTATGAGGATTATGATGAAGATGAAATCGTATGTATATATTGTGGTGAACCTAAAGGCGATAGTCTTGGGTGCTGTGGTGAAAACCATTGGACTACTGCAAAAGAGATGTTATAATATCAAACTTGAAACAAAGAAAGGTAAGTATGAAAGAGCAATTAATGATAAGTGTAGACGAAGCAGCAGAGCTTTTGAACGTCACACCTGCCTGGGTCAGACGACTATGTGCAAACAAGAGAATCAATGCTGTCAGAGTAGGCAATCAATGGGTAGTGTTAGACTTTAACGGATATGAAAGGACTAAATAATGATTACAAACTTAGTAGTAAACGGATTAGAACTAACGGTAGAGTACGACCTAGATATTAGTGCAGTTTACTTTGGTGACTTAGAATCAGAATACATAGAGATTGATATTAAAAAAGTAGTGTGGATGGGTAACGATGTGCTACCTCTTATCTCTGCACTAGAGGATGTAGAAGCTCTTAAATTAATTATTCGTGATAGATTTGAGGACATAGAATGAACTACGCAGAACTAAGAAAGATTAACGTCAATGAGCATATCGAAAAGAAGAATGGTTTATCGTATCTCTCATGGGCATGGGCTGTTGATACATTACTACAGAACGACCCTACAGCGACATGGTTCTATGGTCAGCCAGTAGCTTTTGGTGAATCATTGATGGTGTTTTGTACAGTAAATGCTTTTGGTAAGTCTATGACTGCACAATTGCCTGTTATGGATTATCGTAACAAAGCTATTCCTAATCCTGATGCTATGTCTGTAAATACAGCAATGCAAAGATGCCTAGCTAAAGCTATTGCATTACATGGTTTAGGTCTATACATTTACGCAGGTGAAGATTTGCCAGAGGAAGATGTGGTTAAAGCACCTACAAAATCAATTACTCCGTTAGCTGGTGCATTAGATGGATTTACAGCGCAAGAGGTAGAGTTGTTACACGGACTAGCAGAGGAGATTACCTTCTTTGTTAAGAACGATGATGTAGCACAAGCAAAAGAAGTAGCAGGTAATTTAAGCAATGAGGAAAAGACTGCGTTATGGTCTTTATTAGATAGTAAAACACGTTCAGCAATGAAGAAAGGTTAGAAAATGGCACAATACGAACAACGAGATAATAGTGGCTCGCTTTTTAAAAACTCACGTAAGGAACGTGATAGCCACCCAGACTATACAGGTAACTGTATGGTCAATGGTAAAGAGATGCGTATGTCAGCATGGTTAAAAGAAGGCAAGTCAGGTAAGTTCTTTAGCTTTGCATTTAGTGAGCCATACGTTAAAGAAGCAGGTGAGCCAGCTAAAGCTAATGGTTATGTAGCGGATGCGTTTGAGGATGACATTCCGTTCTAAGGTCAATGGGGAGTAACACTATTAGTTTGGATAGCTAAGACCTCAATATCTTGTGATTATTTTATTGAACCGTGTTATTCCCCACCAATTAAGGAGATAGTTATGGAATTTAAAACATCAAAGAAATGTTATTTACAGTCGATTATTGCAGTACGTAGACGTATTAAGATACTTGAGTTGTTACAAGATAAAATCTTAACAACAAAACAAATTACAACAGAACTAGACGAGAAAGCAGCACGTATCATTGAGGATATGCAACGCTTAAAGCACGAAGGCTATGTGATTGCAGACCATAAAGGTAACTGTCCTCTAGGTAAGAAGCAGTCATTCTTCTATAAAAAGACTAAAAAGAAATACTATGGTTACGAGTTTATTGCTTCTATTGAGATGAACGATGACTTAGAAACTGCGTTAAAAGAATACAAATCTCAAATTAAGATTAACATTAACAATGATAAGCCAGGTAAAGATGTCTACATTAAAGTAGAAGGAAATCCTAACGCTACTATTGTGATGAACTCTAACAGACCTGCTGGGTTCTATGCGTACCAAAAGCCGAAGCCACAAGTTAATAGAGGTATTGGAAGTACATTCTCTTTATATGATGGAGCATTATAATGGAAATTATCAAACAGATTTTAGTTAAACAAACGTATGACGAAAGATTGAAATATGACCAATATTTACGCAAGGTTGAAGAAGTTAAGTTTGAAATGGCAGAGCGTTATAGATTGCATCCTAACAACTTTATTACAAAGAAAGCCGCACGCCATGACAGGATTGGAAACATTCACCTGCATTGTGATTATAGCCAATGCACTGCATCATTGGTAGCAATAGAGTGGGATGAACGCAGGATAGACACAATCGGTTCTAATGGTAATGAGGGTTTTCATTATGGAGAACTATAGCGATAAACACTATGAACTGCTTGCTACGACTATTAAACGCTACTTAAAAGGTGCTGGTGATAACATTACATTAGTCGAGCTAGGTAAAGCGATTAACATGATTGTAGAGATGGTTGAGCGTGAGTCTATAAGAGATATGCGTGAGGAACATAACAAGTGAAATTTAACATACAGATTGAAGATGAAGATGTGTTATGTGATTTAATTGATGATATGTTTGTTTCTTTACTTAACCGTGAATTAAAAAGCACACAAGAGTTTTTAGATAATGATGGATGGAAGCATCCAGATGATGTTAAAGTTTGGAAAAAAAATATCAAAGCGTTAAAAGTATTAATTAAATACTATGGAGGCGATAATGGAGCTGACAGTAACTAGCATTACCGAGCATGAAGATGGAACTGCTGACGTAGAGCTAAAAATGGATGAGCAAACTAAACTATGGTTAATTAACTATGCTTTTATAGATATTTTAAGTATTGCTTTAGATGACGTTGAACAGTTGCACAAAAAGGATATAAAAATTGAACTTGGTATTTGAGTACGTCTTATGCTACAGCACAGCGTTCTTTCTAGGCTTTGCCTGCGGAATTGCAATTTATCATTTTTACAGGGAAAAAGTAAATGGATAATAAGTTACTAGCAGTATGTTTAGTGTTTTCTTTTATTACAGGTCTTTATACAGCAGTTATGGTAACTAAAGATAGAGGTTGTACTGTGACCTATTCTAAAGACAATGAAGTTCATGTGATGGTGGGAAGATTATGAGTGCATTAAATACACAAGAAGGTGGAAGCCATTACAAAGATATGTTAATCCAGCCAGTAGAGTTTATTGTAAAAAATAACTTGGCTTTTCTTGAAGGCAATGTAATAAAATATACTTGCAGACATAGAAACAAAAATGGCATTGAGGATTTAAACAAGGCTATACATTATCTTGAATTAGCTAAAGAACTTTATTATGGTGATTACGGTAGGAATAAATGATGATAAGTTTTGCTGGCTATTTAATTGGAGTTGGATTTGGAATTGTTGGTGGTCTTTGGTTAGCAAGGATTTATGACGAGGAGTATAAAATAAATAAAGTTAAAGAATTGGAACAAGCCATTCTCGACATAGATTCATGGATTGATGGGGTAGAGGGAATAGGAATACTTTATTGTTATGACTATGGCAGATATGATGACGAGTCAGATTTAAAGTCTATAGAAATAGTTAAAAAAATACTTGGAGAAAAAAATGGCTATTAACGATATTACTGGCGATAATTTAATCAGCAGAACGCTGAGTAAAGAAGGTGAAGAACAGTTTGATAAGATTTTTGGGAAGAAGAAAACTAACGGAGGATGGACTCCTCCTTCCATAGACCCTGGTGCAGTATATGAGAAAGAGGAGTTGTTAAACAAACAACTAGAAGGTGACTAGCTATTCATTTATCTATTCATTTATACCCTACAAGGTTGATTTTACTAGTATCCCCTGCAGGGTATATCTATTTACTTACTTATTCATTACGTACATTGTTACTTCAAAGCCAAAACGCATTTCAGTAGCTGCTGGTTTAGTCCACATAATAATTTCCTTTGTATGTAATATTTCGCAAAATATTCAACACAACGATTTTTGCATTGAATGTATTACATAGTATCAGAAAAGTGAAAAATGCGAATCTGTAGGATTATTAAATGCTAGTAGTGATTATCTGTATTTTTGATACAAGTTGTAATCGTTAATCAATTTGGCTCTGTCTAATATTTGTTGAACGCTAGTTGCATCTTTACCAATATAGCGACCAATCTCATTATTTTTTAAATCCATATTGATTTCAGCTTGTGGATGACCCATTGCGCCAAATAAAGGTAACTTTTTATTTTCATGCAAGTCACCTGCATCTTTAGCAGCTTGCTCACCTAAAGCATTTGCAAGTAAACCTTGCCATACAATATGACGATAAGCATCACCAGCACC